AAAAAACGTCCAATTGGACGCCGGGACCAATGACCTTATGTCACGCGACCTTCTTATTGAAAGTCGTCGACTATAAGGGCATCGATCCGGACCACCTGGCGCCCCGTATCTCGAGAGATACAGAGGGCCCTGTGGCCGGTGAAGGTCTCCAGTTCGTTCCCCAAAGAGGGAAAGGGACTAAGGAAGGGCAACTGTCTAGGCGCCTTAAGACTGACATAACTGCTCTGATCACGGCTATCGGCCTTTCGTTTCCAACGACAAAAAGGCCGAAGGCAGTATGGATAAAGTCCTCCAAACCTTCGCTTGACTCCTTCATTCACTGGTACGGTAGAACCGTCCGAGGATGTGGAGAATACGAGGCAGGGAGGGCCTTAAAATCATACGCTACGTGGTCAGAGTGGTATGCAGCAGGCGAGCCTACGGGCGTCAGACCCAAAATCCATCCTTTATGCAAGGGCCGGAGGACCGTCAGGTACGGGAATGAGGACATTCAAGTTCTCACATTCCCGTTCTTGACGGGTCCCCTGGACCTCTCTGCAATACTGAAGAGGTTCTGGAGCGGAAAGCTCACAGAACAGGACCAAGTGGTCCTGAGCCAATTCAAAAGGTTTGGAAGGGGTTTGACGCCTGGAAACGACAGTTGTAAGAAGGAGGCAATACGCCAGTTCCACGAGGACGTGACGACGCTTCACAGCCCGTTGAGGGATGAGCAAAGGGAACGGTTCAAAGAGGGAATCAAGAAATATGCAACAGCATATTCTCGAAAATTCTCCCGAACCGTAAGATTCGTTCATACCTCAATCAGCAGCAGTGGATCGCTGTTCACGACTCGTAAACAGGGGGGCCGATCGGGATTTGCGGTCGAGATGGTCAGGAACTACCTGAAATCTCGAGTCGAATTCCCGATCGAACCAGGAACCTACTATACGGTCCTCCGGACCGTCGTTAAGGTATCGGGTCACCAATATGATGAACCCGACGCCGTTCCGACGGTCGGGAGGACCTTCTTCGGTTCAGACAACCCTGAGGAACTTGGGAACCCACAGGAACTAATCCTGTTCTGGGCTCTAAGCGAGGCTATTGACGGCTATGGTTGGAGTGTGGAATCAGATCGGGAGCCAGATGTCGGTGGACCTTGGACAGGACTTCCATGGTTATGGAAAGATAGTCCGCCCACCATCATCGGCTCAGCGATCGACACACACCTCATAGCCCGGGTATGTGCCGTTGAAGAAGACGGGAAGAAAACGAGAATCGTGACGACTGATTCAGAAGTCGCGACCACCGTACTCCATGTCGTAAGGGACATTCTCTACAACATCATTGAGAATGATCCCGGATCAACGGCACACAACCACAATACAACCTGGCACTTTGCCAAGAACATGAGGACCTCTGATAAGCGAAAGGTGAAGATCATATCCGTCGATAAAACAAGAGCGACGGATACCTTCGACCTGGACTACACAGAGGCCATCTACGACGGACTAATTGAGGGACACAACATGCCCGCGGCCCAGAGCATCTTACGATGCCTGAAGCCGTTCGTTACTTCGCCTCGCCGGTATCTAATACCAAGCGAGGGGGAGACGAGCGTCTCCGCGAAGAATGTTGCCCACTGGCTCAAAACTGGAGAGCCGGTTGGCTTCTTTGTCGTGTCACCCTCAAAGAACGTCGCAGTAGTTCCCATGGGTGCCCCTCCAACATATTCCTTCCTTACAGTTTGGACTAGTATGGAGGTCGACGTTTCCGTCTCTCCTCTAAAGATCAATGATTTCTTATCAGAACCCTATATAGACCGGAGGATTCCTCGGCTTATACAGGGAGATGACGCGATCTTCATTGGATCAAAGAGGAGGGACAAGAAACTCCGAATGATCTGCCAACAGAGTGGTACCATCATAGGTGATGGTTCACATTTCGTCAGCGGAACATATGGAGTCTTCTGCGAGGAACCGATGATCCTTTCAGCAGATGGCACGTGGCAGCACAAGGACCTGATTAAGGTCCGGCTACTCACGGGCGTAAACTGTAGAAAGGATCCTCGGTTGCCAGCAGGGAAAGTCGATCCAATCATTACGAGAGGCAAGGCTGTCCAGACAATCCTCCGCTATGCGACCACGGATCCTGACGGAAAATCAGGAACCAGGACGATAGCGGTGGAATGTCTTGACAGAAACACTGGGGTGCTTCGATCACTGAGGAAGAGCGGGAAGAAAGAGAATAGATTTCTCACCCTCCCGACCTTCCTCGGCGGACTTGACTATCCATCCAACCGCACAGATAGGCGGCAATGGAGGAAGTGGGTCCCGAAGCCACTCAAAAGAGTGATATCCCAGCTCGCCTCTCCAAATGAATCCATACAACCGGTCATCACGAGGTCGCTGTTGGAATCAACATCCTGGGTCTCAAAACACAACATAGAGATCCGGGTGGATTACCTCACGAACCTACTCGGTGATGTACCGCTGCCCAAACAGTCCCGGGATTTCTTGAAGCCAGAGATGTTCAGTAAGGATAATGAGGAAACCGGGATCGGGATGGTAACTTGGAATGACATCTTAGATGTCGCCCAGGAACATCCCGTTCTCAGTAAGTCCCTCTGGACTGACAAGAACGGAAACACTCCGTCCCACCCAGAATGGTGGGGTAAGAGGAATTTCCGTCGTCAGATAGAGAGGGACACCCCCTTCTTATCCTTATCATCTCTGCTTTCCCGTATCCAGAAAGACGACACTCTGGCGGGGCTCCTCTCAAACAACCGAAAGGTGATTCCATACTTATCGTATGGAGGTCACTGTAGGTTGAGGAAGAGGAACTTCGCCAGAGCAGTCGAGTTAATGGGTAAGGGAGTGGTCGAGAAGACCCCGATCGTCAATTTCTCCACGTTTTGGGATCTCCAACAGAGAGTCCAAAACGTGGAGCAGACGATCTGGGTCAACTCGCAACACCCAGAAATCCGATATCTCCTAGAACGAACTGGAGACCTTCGTATCGAACCCTAAAGTTCGACGACGGCCAGACCGGAGGTGTGCCCTTCTAACCTAGGTTAGGGGTATCCACCTCTGGATCTGGTCCCCCGTTAGCCCCGGGGGGGAGTGAGATTTAAC